GAGGCAGACGACCGTATGGGGCTGTACGCTACTGAGGAGACTGATGAGGTCCGTATCATCGTGTCCACTGACAAGGACATGAGACAGGTCCCAGCGTGGCAGGTGAGCCCAGACCACCACAGGTTCCCTTGGAAGCCTACCCTGCCTGAGTGTCACCGTATGCGGGCTATGCAGACCCTGTGTGGGGACAGTGTGGATGGGTATCCGGGGATCAAGGGGTTTGGTCCGGCTACGTTTGAGAAGATGGTATCTACGTGGGAAGAAGAGGACGGGTGGGTAGACGGATGGACGAACGTCTGGAAGGAGTGGGCTATGCTTATAGACGACGAATACCTACCTAGATCCTTAGATCCAAACCCACAACTCCACTGTGCCACCATCCTCCACCACCTACTAGAACCCGAATATGTACCCATGATTAACGAACTGTACGGGTGTTAGGGAAGACTAACACAAACCCCCTTAACAGCCCAGAAATGGGCTTTTTATTTCACTTTACACATTAGGTGTGCCGGGGGTTAAAGTATAGTATGTTATCTTTAAGGTATACTTTAAGGTAGAGACATGGAACTACATGATGACTGTGTGGTGGGTTACCACTTCTTCACAGTACGTACTATTAAGTCCTGTGTAATCTCCCTGTTTGGACTGTCCCCACTGAGTCACATCGTGGTGTCAGTCCGGACTAGGGAGGGCACACTGTATTACAACTGTAGTTGGGGAGTAAAGAGTGAGTGGTTTGTAGGAGATATTCCTATCTGCCCTACTGCCTCCCTCTATGAGAACCTCACCCTAGACCTGTCCTTTGTAGATATGGTCCTCCCAAAGGGTGAGTACTACAGCCTGTGGAAGGTTATATTGAACTTCTTCACAGGAAGACCACAACATACCCTGTCCTGTGTCTCTGCCGTACAACGACTGAGATACATATCAGGGAAGGAAACCAAAGGAAGAACTCCGGGTGGAATCTACAGGCACCTCAAGAAAGAAAGACTACGCGATTACCCCTGACCTACTGGATGAGTTGATGCAGCTCTATCTGGAGGCCAGTGGTGTCTATCATAAACAACAACGTGACCTCCTCAAAGAAGATCCTGAACAGATCAAGTATAATCTAGCCGTTGCTCACGGTATGGGGGAGTGTCTGCAAACGATACTCAAACGTATACCAAAGGAGCAAACAAATGGGTGGGATTTTGTTCGGGAATCAATCCTCGGGACCGTCCGAAGAGGAGATTCGACAGAAGGAAGAGGACGAACGGCGACGTACAGAAGCGTCCGCAAGGGCTCGGGCTCGTCGTCGTGGCTCCCGTTCCGGAACCTCTTCTCTCGTCACAACGCCTAAGTCCACGGGGCTTAATATCCCCGGAGGGAACACTTAATGTCTAAACCAACTACACTCCGTGAGCGTTTCAACATGCTCGACGGTAAGCGTAGCGAGATTCTAGACAAGTCATACCTACACGCCAACTTCACTATCCCCCGCCTGTTCCCTGAACGGTACTTCCAAGGAGACACCCACACGTGGAGCCTGCCTGAACTGTACAGCAACAAGGCCGGTAACAATGTGATGACACTGGCGAGTATGATGACTACTGCTCTGTTTCCTCCTAACGACGTACCGTTCTATGAGTTGAAACTCTCACCAGAACTTACACAAGAAGAGCGTGATGTTCTTCTCAACCCCGTACAGGAGGTAGAGCGTCTAGCACTCGATGTGCTACAGGCATCTAACCTCCGACCCACTATCTTTGTGGCTCTCCAGCACGCTATCGTGATGGGGGACTCACTGATCCACCAGTTAGACAGTAAGACCTTCAAGGTCTACCACCCCGCCCACTTCCTCATTCGTAGGGACGGTAGTGGGGACATTGTTGAGTACTGGACACTGGACTGGGTAGTGACTGATCTACTTGAGGATGACCTCAGTAAGATCAACGGTGGTAAACCAACAGATTCTAACGGAGAACACGAACCTCTCTACACCCATATCCGTAAGAACGGGGACAAGTGGAGCGTTGAGCGTGAGTTCCGTAACGTCAAGTACGAGACAGACAAGTCGTACAAGATCCTCCCCTACTACCACCTTGGGTGGACACCTGTAGCCGGTGAGGATTACTCTCGCTCCCTCGTGGAGGAGAACTTCGGTACTATCCGCTCACTCGAACTGGTCAGTAAGGCACTGGCTGAGGGCGTGAGTGCTGGTAGTGAGGGTCGTATCCTACTCGACCCCACCTCCACCACCACTGAAGATGACATCATTGGGAGTACCAACTGGTCCATCATCTCAGCACGTCCCGGCAGCATTGAGGCATTCCAGCCCAACGTGTCCGGTACTGTGTCCGTGGCTGCTACTGCTATGGGTATGTATGAGGAGGCTCTTGATAAAGCATTCCTCGCTACCTCTGTGGCACAGTTGCGTGGTGAGCGTGTCACTGCCTTCCAGACCAATCAGGTACTCAACGAGCAGGCTCAGGCCCTCGGTGGTACGCTGTCTACTCTGGAGCAAGACATTGAACGTATCGTAAACAGAACCATCTTCCTACTCGTTGAGGACAAGAAGCTCTCTAAAGAGTTCCGTACCCTCATGGACGAGAAGGCCGTGACAATCTCTATCTCATCAGGTCTTGATGCGTTGGGGAGACAGGCAGACGTAGTACGTCTTGAGAACATTCTCAACCTCGCCCTCCAGTCACAGCAGCCAGAGATGATCGAGGTACTGAAGTTCCCTGCTATCATGCGGGCACTTGCTCGTAACTCAGGTCTCGACATGGATATGTACACACGTACAGAGGAAGAGGTAGCAGAGAGACAACAGGCCCAGCAGCAGCAGCAGGTACAGCAGCAGGCCGCACAGCAAGCAATCAGTTCCGTAGGGAACATCGCAGAGTCGAACCTAGGTTAGGAGTAAAAGGATGACAGAACCACAGCTTCCCTTCAATGGGGACTACACCGCTACGCTGGATGCTTACAAGAGTCTCCAGTCAATGCACGACAAGACTAAATCAGAGTTGAACCAACAGGTTACATCTCTACAAGAACAGATCAACCAACTCTCCGCTCAGAAGGCACCTTCAAATACCAAACCTGAAGGCGATTCTGGCGGAGCATCTTTGTTTGACTGGTACAACGGACAGATGCGGACAGAGACTGGCGAGGTGAATCCCGGTCTGATCGCTGCTATGGAAAAGGCAGGGGCACCCGCCGACCTCGTGAGCCAGTTCGTCTCCACCATCGAGACTGCACAGGGTATTGTTAAACAACAGGGCCAGCAGATCGTTGAGCGTGAGGCAGGGAGTGCTGAAAACTTCGGTAAACTTGTTGAGTTTGCAAAGACCAGCAAGAGTCCGTCAGAGGTTGCTAAACTCAACCAACTGTTGGATGACCCAGATATGGCTCCATATGCTATCCAGCGTCTGAAGCAGGACTATCAGGCAGCGGGGCACTCGTTTGAGTCTGCTCCTGAACAGCCCACCAACACAGAACCGTCACCATTGACTACACCCACAGGGTCTGGTCCGGGTGGCGTGGCTCCCCTGAAACCGAACGATCCTAATACAGCCCGCATTGTGGCTGAGGCGTACCAGTCAGGGGACACGAACAAGATCGCAGAAGTAGAGTCCCGCCTCAAAGTCGGGGCTTCACTGCAATAAGCTCTTCGCTCCGGGACATAGTTCCGACCGCCCATCATTGTGAAAGCAGTGGTGGGCTTTTCTATTCCACACAACAGAACACTCATGGCACCATTGGTCCCCAGAGTCTACGTTGTGCTACCGACAAGAACTCCGAGGACTCCATGTGGGGCAACCGAGGGATAATCCTGTCAATAGGAAGTTGTATTTTCTATTAACTATTATTTCTCATAAGGAGAAAACACATGGCCCAGTTCAATGGCCTCTGGCTCCCCATGTCGGACAGCACGAATGCTAGTCCGTCTGAATTTGACATGCACAAGATTGTCAACTCGCAACTTGTGCAGGCTGCACGTATGAATAAGACCTTCGTCAGTCGCCTCGTTCGTAACGCTACTCCCATGCACATGGGTGGTGGTGTTATTAACAAGACCGTAGACTTCACCGTTACTGGTGGTATCGGTACTGAGACTCACCTCAAGAATGACCGCTTCACTGGTATGAACATGAACCAGATCCAGCGTCAGATCCAGATTGACGAGCGTCCTCGTCGTACTGGTATTGAGGAAGAGAACATCACCCGTATGTTCGAGCAGGTCAACGTCCGTAATGACGTTCTCGCTCGTCTGGGTAATGCCCTCGCCTCGTGGGACGAGGTTGAGTGTCTCAAGGCTCTGGTGGATGCTTCTCAGTACACCACCGCTGGCTCTGAGAACACCACCGAGTTCCTTGAGGGTGGTAACGCTATCCTCACCGCCGCTAATACGTCGGACTGGTCTAACCTGAGTACAGCCAACGCAGGTGCTACTAAAGCTCTTGAGATTCTCGACAAGCTCGAAGACATCGCTATTGCTTGGGACGAAGTTGGCGTGCCTATGGAAGGCCGTAACGTCATCCTCCCCATTCAGGACGTGGTTGAGATTGTCAAACTTGAGAAGGCATACACCGGGGCTACCAGCATCGCTGGTGGTATCTACGGTAACGTCGATATCGTTGGGGACAAGATCCCCTTCACTCGCTTCGTGAACGGTGAAAGCCCGATCATGTACCGCGACTTCAACATCTGGTCACACGCCCTCATGAAGGCAACGTATGACATCCACACTCAGGGTCTTCAGACCCTCCACACCCTCGACCCCAACCACAACAGTCGTGGTTCGTCGTACACTAGTGGCGGGAGTGTCGCTGGCGACCTCACCAAGGTTCAGGCCATTGTCTTCCAGCAGGAAGCAATCGGTAAGACTGACGTTATGTCCGTGATGATTGACCAAGGCCCCGTGCCCATGTCGACCAACGAGTACATCAACGCCATGACTTGGGTTGGATACGGTACTCTCCGTCCTGAAGCCGCCGTCGTTCTGGACATTGCATAAAGGAGATTACTTATGGCTACTAACTCAAACAACCCCGCAGGACAGGTCAATGTACCCGGTCCTAGCGTCTCACACCCAATCTTCCGTGGAGCCCCTGTCCGTGGATGGAGTTCGGCATCACTGATTGGTGATGACAACGAGTTCTACTCGCTGGGCTCGCCCGGTGATGAGGCAGCAGGTCTCTACATCTGTACCGTTGAAGGTGCCCCAGAAAACATGGCGATCTTCGCCGTGACCACCGCAAGTGGTGCTGTTACTGGTTGTACTCTCGTTGTTCTTGGTACTGGTGCTGACTGGGCTGCTGACGGCACTACCAACGACAAGTACCACCTGTATGATTCATCGGGTGAACTCTTCCTCAAGACTACTTTCGATGCTGCGGTAACTCTTAACGTTGCTCGCCTCATCTAATAACTAGACTCCTCCTTCTTTCCGCCCCTCATTGTATTAACGTGCAGTGAGGGGTTTATTTTCAAACTACGGAGACACTATGGCCCTAGCTAAAACATTAGATAAACTCGGAGCAGTCAACCTCATGTTGTCTGCGTCAGGTGAAACCAAAGTCTCCACTCTCGTAGACGATGGTATCAACGATACCGACGTTGCTCAGCAGGTACTGGATGAGATTATCATCGAGGTGCTGACTGATGGTTGGTACTTCAACACCGTCAAGAAGACACTCAGTCCTGACACCACAGGTAGGATTGCTATCTCAGATAACTACCTCCGGGTAGAGGGTGGTGGTAATGACTACCGCAGGCAACTGACTGTCCGAGACAAGTACCTCTACGACCTAGACAACGACACCGACCAGTTCACGCTACCTGTGGAACTGCGTGTTATTACTAACCTAGACTTCACAAACATACCATCGGCTATGCGGTTCTATATCGCACGTGCTGCCGCTCGTGTCTATCAGGCACAGACAAAGGCAGACCCAGACACTGACCAGATCCTGTTTCAACAGGAAATCAGGGCTATGGAGCGTGCTAGAAAAGACAATACCAAGGCCGGTAACAAGTCGTGGATTCACGACAGTCGCTCCACTACCCGTATGATTAGTGAGCGTTACGTTCGCTACTCAGACGACTACAGTGACAGCAGACCCATCTAAGGAGAGACAATGCCTACCGTCCAGTTACCTGCGGCCCCGCTAACAGGAGGGGTGTCAACCCAACCACCTGCGAACAGGTTCGCTACTCAGACTACGACCTCAGACAACTCTCTGTTGTACATCAATCGTGGTCTGGAGAAGAGGTATGGTGGTACTTACGTTTCCCAGATCAACTACACTGGTGCCCCTAATGGTGCTACGACTCAGTGGGTCCGTCGTGACTCCACTACCACATACTTCATTGTGATTAACAAAGAGGCTGTGGGTAATGATGTCATTCAGGTGTTTGGTGCTGATGGTGTTAAGAAGACTGTTACTGTATCGAGCATAGCAGAGACCTACATCAAGAGTGGTGTGGGTAAGGCTACGGCTACGATCGTTACCGAGACCATCGGTGACACTACGTTCATCCTGAACAACACAGTGACTACTGCGTTGACTGGTTCTGCTACTACGTAT